CTTGTCTTTTCTTTATCTCTGAACGATGTATTCCGCAACATGGTAGACTCAGAATCGTGGATGTTTACTAATCAGGACTTCCCAAGCTGCTTGTATCTGGCTGGACTCGTAGGCAGACCACACCGCGATGTAGAGTGGGATACAGAGGTAGAGAAAAGACAAGCACCAGACCTACCTCTGAGGAAGTACACTCCAGCCGGGTTCCAGGATATGGGAGACGCTGATACGAAGACCATGATTATGGACTTCCTGGAGGCAGAAGGTCACATCCGCATACGAAAGTGCCAAGCATTTGAAGAATACTACAAGGAACGCGCACAGTGGATGATCAAAGGCTCCATGGGTGGTGAAAAAACAGTATTGGACACAGAGCCTGAAGTCAGGGCACGCTTGACAGAAGAAGGTTTCAAAGTGACAAGGAACACCACCAAGGTCCATGTAGCAGAGACAGTAGACTATGAATGGATGCAGGGCGTCCTGGCACTAGACCCCATACATCTGGCAAAGATGCACACAAAGGGCCAGGAGAATGCTAAAATACGCTCCATCCAAGCTAGTCTATACAGCCACTATGTCTTTGGCAGCTACTGGAGCAAGCACCTCGAGACAACTCTCACCCTCAAGAGCGCAACAATGAACAAACACAATTACCAGCTCCTTGAGGAGGCAGAGGTGAGAAGGCGCTACTCCGAGGATGGGCAGAGTGTCAAGGTGTGTTTGGACTACCCAGACTTCGGAGCAACCCACTCTTGCCGCCAGCAGTACCTTGTCTTGGAATGCATTTTCGAGTTCGCATTAAAGAAGGGTTTCAAGCCCACCCCGGACTTCGTCGAAATCCAGGATTGGTACAAACGTAGCTCCCTCAATCAATGGGCAATGCGGCCGGACACGCGTACTTGGTTCAAATGTACCACTGGGATGTTCTCGGGGGTCGTTCAGACTACACTCTTCAACACCGTTCTTAATGGAGCACTCCGCCGCCATGCTGTGAAGACACTCGCCCAAATGGGGACGCCCGTGGCTCTCCTCGCTAACTTCGAGCTAGGCGATGATGGGTGGGCAGTATTCCCCGACAGGGAGCAAGCTCAATCATACATAGCAGCCATACAGCTTATAGGCAAGCAGCTTAACCCACTCAAGCAGCTGGTGTCACGCATGGGGAGTGAGTATCTACGCGAGTGGTATATGGGTGGTTTTGTGTTCGGGTGTCCACTGAGGGCACTTGCCATGGTTGTTAGCGGTAATGTCGAGAACAACATCGCGTCAGCCGGGAGCACTCGAATCAGGGAGCTGTACGAGAGCTTCTCTACCCTAGCGCGAAGGGGGTTGAGCCGACGCATGTGCCAGTTTTTCTTCGAGCGCTTGGCTGTCTACGAAGCTAGGCGTGGCACCCTGGGCAGAAGGCGGGTACTGACCTACCTGTATACAAGCAAGGAACAAGGGGGTCTAGCTCTCTATCCGATAGAGCACATGCCACTAATCCACAGCGGCAGTGTGCGCACCAACCCTGGAGAAGAGAGCTCACAGCGACATGGAGAAGC